TCCCAGGTCCAGTCCTGCATCAGTTTCAGGCCACAACGCCGCTCCGTTTAGATGCAACTCCTCAACGAGCGTTCCTGCCGTCATTGCCCAGAAGTTGAACTGCCCGTCTTCTGTGCCATCTGATACGTCTGTGCCTTCCCACGCAATACGTGCAGTAATCCATTCCTGCTTATCGCTGTGGTCGTTTGAAAGAGTGAAGTCGATATAGCCAAGATCACCGTCACTTGGAGTGTCCGGTGTTTCAACTCCTGAAGATTCTGTTGCTGGACGGAAGCCAAACGTGGCTACGAGCGAGGCTGCTTCTGAAGTAGTCGAATAGGCAGACAGGGCAGACTGGGCTGTGGTGGGATTACGCGCCTGTAGTTCTGTAACCTGGAACTTGTCTCGTGAAAGAATACGGTAAGTCTGCGTCCCGGTGACTAACTGAACGTCATACCTGCCAGGAAGATCCGAAAGAGTGCGGGTGAAGTCCCATTCACCAGCCGAATCGGTGGTATCCGTAGTAAGCGCAGGCGTGACCGTTCCTTCAGAAAACAGGGTTACTGTCTTGTTTGCAAGAGCGTTACCCGCGCTATCTAAAAAGGTTCCGCTAAGGCGTACATCTTCTTGTGCCATTGTCTAAATTCCTTGTGGCCCTTTGCCGCGAGTGCCAGCGAGAGCCTCTCGAACAGCTTCATCTGGGCTGTTGATGGCCTCTTCTTCTTGAATAAATTCTACCCGCAAACCACTAGCCTCAAGTGATGCACGCAGAAGAACATCATGCGCTCTCTGGTCTGTTGTGCGGTTATGGTAATACTTAGACTGGACATTTATGCCCACATAAGGGCTGCGTATGATGAAATCAACAATAGCCCCACCACGAATATGCCTGCCGCCGAATTGTTTCACCTGGAATATAAAGTCACCGGCTTCTTCCAGTCTACCAGTTCTGATAATTGCACGGTAAACCCAGTATTCAGGCTGGGAACCAGTCCACCATTCAGGAACCTCCTCAACCGGGGCACCTGTAACTGTGCGTGTCGTAGCAGGTCGCTTGGTTCTAAAGGACTGAACCACTATCTGTCCCTCGACTGCCTTGGTTCTACAAAGTTGGTTCGGAATACACCAACTTCTGACTCCCCACCAGCTTCTTCCATGCTCTGAAGATCAGCCATATCCATGTAGTAGTTCTGGCTGTCAGTATTATCGTTCCTGTAAGTAACTTCAACAAGAGTGCCTGAAGCAAGGGCTGATTTCAGGTCAACTATCTGCTGCACTGTGTTACGTCCGTCAGGCGACACTTCGTTCACATCAATGTCAGCAGCAACACCCCACAAGAGAGCAACCACAGCGCGCCATACCAGTGTCATCTTGATAAGTTGGGGCGTGTTAGTCGTAGTAGAACCACGAGCGAACGTCACACGGAACTTGATAGCACGGAAGACTTCACCAACAGGTGCGCCACCAACGATAATGCGGAACTTGGATTCACCCGTAGTGGCTATCAATCCGTTAGTCGTAACGCTGTTGTCCAGTACCGTGTACGTTTCGTCATCGTAGTTGGTAGCGTACTCGACTTTGATTGTCTCACTGGAAGTCGGGTTGACAGTTTCAACAAGAACATCCAACGCAACCTTCGTCTGGTTACGGATATTGAAATCATTCCACGGTGTCTCTAACGTCGCCCCCTCTGCAAAGGTTCCCGTAGGATTCTGAAGAGGATTCACAACGTCAAGAGGTAGAGGCATGTAGTACACGCCTTTACCAGCACCCCACCACATACGGTATCCACTGTGAGCATTAGATACTTCAGCGGCTGTCAGGCTTGCGCCAACAGCATCTGATGCCCATTTAACATCATAGCCACGTTCATCGTTGCCAAGGATAGTGGAGAACCCTTGTCCAGCGTTTGCTGTAACACCGTGATGAGTGCCAACACCACGAGTAGCCGCACCAAGAGCAGCCACACCAGAGGCTTCAGTAGCGTCAACAAGCACCAGGAGGTCATTATGTGAGCCTACAAGGGATGCGATCTTGCCACGCCTGTCTGAAGGCAAACCGTAGTCACGATCTGGTCCCACAGGAACAACAACAGTTTGGTCGCTACCAGCCTGGAACTTGTAAATAGAGTTCCCGGCAGGGAAATAGATTGATCCACGCCATACGGTTGCACCCTTACCGGAGTCTGGGTGGAACGGCAACTTGAGGTCAGTCGGCAAGAACCGCTGGTTGATATCGTCGTGGACGTACAGCCCCACTTTGGTTGCTGCATATATGTGTTCTTCACGGTCAGGGCCACGAGCAATCAACAGCCCCCCAATGTAATCATCGGGCAACTGCAACTTGGCATCAGTTGACCAATCGGTTGAAAGATCATCTGTGTAATAGAGTTGACCGGCTTGGTTAATGCCCCAGAGTAAATCCTTGAAGAACGCTATGTACTTGATATCGGTTGTATTACGCGCCCACACTGACGAACTGGTTGCATAGTCAAGATCGGAGCCAGTAGCGATAGCAAGGGTGTCTGTGCCACCAACAAGCCCACGTTTAGCATCAGTTGCAGTGTTCGCCAATGTGCGAATCGAGGAACCCCAGGTGTCTGTAACACTGTTATATAGATGAACAGCAGTCTCAAACGTGCCATACATGGCGTTCTTGAAATCAGTGAGGGTCTGAACCTCAGTCGTTGGACTGTTCTCTGTCAGCGTTACAAGTGGCTGTAACATCGTGCGGTCTTTGTAGCGCAGGTTCGCAGTGGAGTACCACGCCCTGTCAGCGTCCTTCGTCGGGTCGGCAATCTCTATGCCGATACCACCACGGAAGTCGCCCATGTTCCACTCGGAAGCGTGCGGGTTGTCTGCCGCAGAGGACTCACCAATGACGATCTTGCCTGGTTGCTGGGACGCATCGAACAGGCGAACCTTGCCCTTGGTCCGGTACGATTTATTGTCAATGACGATTGAGTTGCGCTGTACGGCCCGGTCGTTAGCCATTACCCAATCCTCCGTTCTACTCCGAACGCTGTGAAGGTAATGTTGCTTGCTATCGAAGACCTTACGGCAATATTCCCAGCAGGATTATTCATGTAAAACGGGCCTTCTAGCCGAACAGACGCATTCGCTACTGCTGCCGTATCGAAGACGATGGCAGTGGTGTTGGCATAGGTTGTCCCATCATCGTCAATAAAGACACGGTAAGTAGCAGTTCCACCCGCAACTTCAGTGATGTAGATAACGTCTACACGGTACTCAAAGCCGCGTGTTGGAGAAAAAAGACTGGCAGCGTTAGTATCTGTGGGCATCAGTTGCCCAAGTTGCTTCCACGCCATTAGTCATCAATCCAAACTGTCCCACTAGGAGCCTGCTGGCTTGTTAGCGCGCCAAGAGCCAGTGCCTCGTACTGATCCGCTTCAAGATATGCAGCATCCCTGTTGCCATCACGACGATCACCACGAGAGCGAAGCAACATGGCAGTTGCCTTGTTTATTATGTACTCAGGCTCCACATCACATGAGGTCGCATCTGCGTCTAACTCAGTTGGCTTCTTTACACCAGCCAATTTGATGAGCGCATAGGAGGAACCAGCCGGTGCGTCAGCGTAGGTGATAGAGAACGAACGGTTGTCCTTGTCCCATTTGATAGCGTTCCGGTGGATTGTCACCCAGTCTTCTGAGTTAGCGACTGTGCCCCTGATTGCGTCTACCTGGTATGTAACCGCACCGATGTCAACGTCGTACTCAAAGCCAACTGAAATAATCGCTGAGTCAGACAGCGGGTTGGCAAGTGCCAGTCTCACGTATGTCCATGTACCGGCTGTAATAGCGGGCAAACTCAGTAGTTCTGTCTCAGTAGCGGCGTTAGCCGTAGTCGAGAGAACCAGTTTCACCTGGCCTGAAGTGAGCGTGACTGTGGACTTGAACCAGAACTCAACGTGCGTGAACTTCGAGAGGTCAAGGCTCACCTTCTGGGAAGCGATGATGTCTCCCGCAGTACCAGACCCAGTTATCACGAACTTGTTAGATGCAGAACCCTCGCGCCGGTCTTCTGTCTCAGCGGAGACTGTTACGCCAGTGCCTGAAGACTCAGACCATGCGCCGTTACAGTTCTCAATGACCTTCTCGGTTTGATTCAGGCGAACCTGGATCTTGCTGATGCCAACCACCGAGGTCGGAATGGAGAAGTTGTTTATCGCAGAAGATGTATGTAAGGATATGTCTCGTAGCGGTGGAGAACCCTTGCGAGGTATCGCACGTATTGCCCTATTAATTGCACGATGAACCCTCGTAGGGTCTAAGTCCCTGTGCCAGAGTTCGTAGGTATCCCCGTCAGCTACGGTAGCTGCCAGAACATCACCACGCAGCGTCCCCGTAGTAGTAGAGCCAGCATAGTCATTGACTAACCTGATTACCTCGTCATTAGTTCCTGATGTCCCGCGCCAGTACCAGCCATTGATGTAGTCATCCGTGGCTTCTAGTTCTGAATCAATAAAGGTAGAGGTAGAGCCACCGGAAGTAGCAGTGTGCGACTCATAGCCCCCATACTGCTCACCAATGCTTGCTGCAAGTTCTTCTCTGGTTTGGGATATTAGGACTGCGATGACGAACCTCTACGCGTGAATCTTCTTGTGTCCGTAGTACGCCGCAGAACGCGACTTAGCTTTTGCTGCATTATTTGTCCATTCGCACTGAGGGCACGTTCCAGAGGAGGTCTTCCAAACCTCAACAGGCACTTCGGGTGCTGGAGCAGCCTCTACGGGCTGTGTGACATCAGTAATAGCTTCTGAACTGCCACTTGGCATTAATTGCGAAATAGTAAGTTCCCGAATCTTACGTTCTTGATCTTCTCGCTCCTGGTCACGAGCCTCAGTAATAGCAGCCCACTCAGCCCTGTGACGGTTTTGTGCGTGGGTTCTAACGGCAAGCATCGTGCGAAGGTTCGACTTATTACAAGTGCCAAGTCCAAGACTCTTGTGATATTCACGATCTGGGTGGTTCTCATGCAGTAAGCAAAGGTACTCTCCACGGCTAACTGGTGGAGCATCTGCTTGACGAGTAGTAAATATCCGCTTCCCAGTTTCAGGGTCAGTTTTACCTAGTTGAGATGACAGCATGTTGTTATTAACAATGGAAGCCTCTCCGTTACGAATGTCGTAAACAACAGACTTGCCAGCCGATGATGCTTCCTCAACAATCATGGCATAAGGATCATCTGCTGTCGGAGTATGGGTAAACTCGCCCACCTTCAGATCCGTGTCATCAATAGCATCTTGCGCTTCTAAAGCAAGTTCATGCACAGATGTTCCATCAAGGCTGCTATTCGCCATATCTGCCATGGTTGATAACTGTTCTTTTGTAACGGCCATTAGTTCTTCCTCTTTCGGGCTTCACGCTTTGCACGCTCATCGTGATACGCCTCAGCCCATTGCTCAGGTGTTCCTGTTGGCGATACGTCATACGCGTCATCAGAGAATCCCCTCGAACGCATTTCATTTGCCATATCACGAAGACTGCCTACTGTTTCATAAACGCCACCAGTAGAAGGGTCGCCACCAATTATGTTAATCGGCTTTGCCCCAACAAATAAATCAGACCTACCAAGCACTTCTTTATATGTGGTTATTCTATCGTTCCTGACAACTCGCAATTCTTGAAAACGGTGTGACCCGTGACCTGGCTTGTCAGCATCGTATTCACGTAGCAGGAACGAAGGCTCGTCATCAGAGACATGAAAAGCTATTGCATCAATCATTTGACTCCTCTCCCCCCGCGTTAGTTGTTGCCCCCGCCCCGAAGGGCGAGGGCATCATTTGCCTATTGACTAGGCGTTCCAGTCACGGTTTGCTTTGACGAGAAGGTAGTCCACATCCATGATGGCTAATTCAGTCGTGTTAGCAGCGGCAGCAAGACAGACAGCCAGATCGGTTGTCGTCGAGCAAGCACCTTCAACCGTCTGCTTCAGGTCGCCGTCGATGTACCAACGGGCAGTGCCGTTAGGTGCAACTTCCAGTCGAAGAATTTGCCACTCACCAGCTACAGCGTCATCGTCGAGATCAACGGCAGTAGTAGTGGTTGAAGCCGTGGCAGTACCACCACTGTGGATACCGTGCCAGTCTTCGTCGTCAGTGAGTTCATCACTCAGGTAAAACCCAACTAAGTCCGCAGGCATAGTGATGGTTGTCCCCGAAGCGTTGATGACGATATCTTCAAGCTGCTCATCAACCGAAAGGATGCTGGTCAGTCCAAAGAATATCTCTTTAGTGTCCAAGTCAGGGAGTTGAACGCGAGTTTCCAGCACAATCGTCCCCATCAGCGCAACATCAAGACCGATGTGTGTGCCGATAAAGGTCGTGTCAGCGTTGGTATTGCCAGAGGTAATCGTTACAACGCCCGAAAGCGCGTCCTTACCTGCAATACCTGCATCACCGTCCTCAAACCCCTCGCCACCGGCGTAGAAGTCTCCCAAATCCGCTGTGTCAGCGGTTAGTGCCAAAGTGTTCCCGACTCCAAAGAAGTCGTTGAAAAGTCGGATACGTCCCACTTCTCCTTGAGCGTTAATAGCCATTTTTTATTACCTCGTCCCCTAACCGTAAGGCGGGTTTGGGACTAATTAGTTAGTCTCTCTACGATGTCGGAACAGTTACGTCCGATATGATTTCGTAGAGCCAGTTGCCTACAGAGCGTTCCCCGTAAGCGTACTCGTCCCTGTGAAGAACCTCAGTAGCACCGCCACCAAGTTTCTCGTTACGAATGGTCTTGACCCAGGGCATTCGAGCCTGGACCAAGATGACCGCACCGTTTGCACCTGAAGCAAACACTCCACCCTTAGCATCGTCAGCAGAATCAATAGTGATGTTGTCATCCGTGTATGCCTGTGCGTTTGCAATAGGCAAGTTGAACGAGTTCTTGAAAACATCAGCCGTTAGACCCTTAGAGATGTCGTAAGTTCCAACACCTGCTACTAGATCGTCAAACAGGTCTTTCATCTGGAAGGAGTGAAGCACGAATGCAATAGGGCCATCCCAGGGTTCACTTGTGTTGCCGCGAATGCGATAAGCGGCGGCTGCAATGTGACCAGGAGCAAGAGCAGCACCTGCACCACAAAGAGCAGTAGTTGCGCCGTCAAGAACAGTCAGGCCGTCCTTGTCTTTCTGCCGTTCAATCGCCTGCTGACCAAGTGAGCCAACTTTAGCGAAGACGTTCTTCGATACGTT